ATCTGATCCCGTATAAGAATCAGATTGAAAGTCATACCCAACATCACGGACAGCAGATCCTTTTTGCTGGGTGTAAAGTATTCTGTTGCCTATAACCAGGGGATCGAGATACGAAGCCCCGTAGTATCCTTGTTGCACTGCGGTAACTGATGTAGGTGTTAATGCCGCATTATCGCCGCCTGCTCCTATCTTCCAGTGCCCTGATGCTGTCATTGCTATAATCTTATCTAAAGCAACTAGTGACCTAATAGCGTTAACCTGACGCGATATTAGCGGCACTGTGACAGCATCATCATCTACTGAAGGAGTAGAAGTTCCAAAGTTATTGTAATCACCAGTTTTACTTCCCCATGGTGTCTGTGGTTCTGCCTTGGTAAAACCATAAAACAGCCTGTTTTGGAAAAACACTACTGCTGCCGGATAGCCACGATAATCAGACCAAGAACCCTCTCGCCATATATCAGTGGCAGTCGTTGCTCCTAACTCTTTCTTAACTGTAGCCGTAGCGTGTGTAGCATCAGTAACTGCAGTAATTTCAACTATTCCCACCGCCGTAAATGAAAACCAAGATAAATCAACATTAGCTGTACCGCTCGACCAAGAGTAAGCACGTAAGCGCAATAAAACTATATCATCTTCAGTTCCACTATCATTTGCATTAAAGTCACCTGCTGAGCTATATGTCCGGAGAACTTTCCATGTCGAACCGTTATCTTCGGATTTTTCTAAATAAATCTTCCCTGACCATGTTCCATGAGTGATTACTTTCCACTGGTCGCGCCCTCTAACACTAGAAGTTGCACCAACTGCACTAAGGCTTGTTGATAGCGCTTGCGCTTCAACATCATGCTCTAACTTCCACAGTGCACCTACATGTAACGAATTAAATAAACTAGCCGATGCTGTCAGAGTTATACTGCCAATAACACCACTAGGTGTAATTGTTGTAGCCGATAAATTAACAGGCATAAATGGACCATCATGGAAAGGGTTTTCTGTTATAGTCCATGATGTATCAGCAAACCTGGATAGCATCATAGGCGCATAGTTAGGATGAGTAAGATAGAGCACATCAGCAGACTGAGTAAACTTTAATCTTGCCAAATCACTCGCAATGTAAGGCGTTACAATCTCGTAAGGAACACCAGGAGAAGATTCTACTTGTCCACCATTACGGTAAAACCTACAGTATAAATGCCCAAATTCAATATTATAGGCTTGTTCCTCGCTGAATTGAAAAGGAATAAGCCTGCTTCTTTTTGTACTATCTTTACTTTCTGCCTTAAAGTATGTTCCCGGCCTATTTGTTGCAGCTCCATGCGGTAATGCGTAAAAATTTTTCATAGTCGATAACCCTGTTGCGTACTTCTCTAAATCTTGCCTAGCATCCATTACAGGGCTAAATTCGCCACCAGTAAAGCTATTTTGCATGATATATAGTGGATTAGAAGCCATTCATATCACCGCCTTGCCGTTATATAGCTTTTTGCTGATCGTGCTTGCTGGTTAGTATGCTTTTTGGGTCCACCTTCAACAGCACCAGCCAGTTTGGCTGATACTATTGCTTGCTGGTACATACTGAATACTTCTTGTGTCCTGCTAGAACTATTAGTAAGCGGCATGGCAAGTGCTAACGCCAGTTTGTATGAAAACGCTTCAACGAACGAAGGGTCAAACAACTCTTCGTTTTCAACACTCATAGTGCATTTTGCGTATGCTTGGTATAGATCACAGCAGATTAGCTTTTCGCTGTCAGTTGAGACTATCTCATACTGATGTGGTATTTCCGGTTCCGTATCATCTACTGTAAAAAGCTTACGCACCCATAGAACTTTTAACGGGTGCTGATAAATATACAGCCATCCTGGTACTTCTTTGTCTGCGGCTGCAGCTAGTAAAATATTGCGTGTAGAGAAATTCCAAGGAAACTCTCTAAGCAATGCATCCCTTGTGCTGGCGTAATGTAGTCGGCATTGTTCAGCTTGTGGGCTAAACTCATCTAAGTTATTTATGATTCCTTGCCCGATTCTGGCCAAGGCTAGATTGCAAATTTCAATTTTGGAAGACATGAATAATTCCTCCCATATATAAATTAGGGGAATGAGCTTACCCATTCCCCTTGTTGCTATTCGGCAGATTCTATTGCTTCAATTAGTGCATCTTTAGTTCTTAAACCAGAGTTGTACACATTCTTTTCTTTGGCGATTGCTTTAAGTTGCTCAAGATTCTTGAGTTGCAAATCGTCACCAGCACACATGCCAACGCCAGTATTACCAACGTCCATTAACTGCTGAGATAATTCTGTAAATGTTTTCGGGTCGTCTTCTTCGTCGATACCATCAAGAACTTCCTGGATTTCACTTGGATTTGTTACTTGCTCAAAATGTTTTGGCGGTTTTACATCGTCAGGTATAGGGTCTGTTAGTGTCCCTTCTTCCCAATAACGACCATTCCATGTGCAGGTAGTTACGCATTTGTATATTTTCATTTGGCACGCTCCTACATTTTGTTAGTAGGTACGGCTTCAGTTAAGAACGCATCTACTTTCCCTGCGGTCATGGCTGCAGTACCAATAACATACTGCAATTTGTGATAATGCTGCATGCCAATAGGCAAGCGCCCTTGATACAAAACAGTTCCTGCGGTTAGTGAAGCAACTGCGGTTGCAGCTACCAACGGAAATGTTTTTGGAGATCCAAACGCTACATCATCATCAGTAATCAAATTGACGGCCAATGTTGCAGATCCACCAGAGGTAAAAGTAGTGTTAACCTTAACACGAATAAACGGCGCTTCAAAGGTGTCACCATCGGCAAGTTGATCAATCGTGTTAGTTGAATCGGTGTTACCTGTTGAGGTTAAAGCCTGGGCATCAGAATAGGTATTCAATAAATCACGCATAGTGAGTCCTCCTTAATAAAATGATAGCTACTATCCCTTATGAGATAGTAGCTTCGGTGCTAAGTAATGCATCGCACATACGAACAGGATCGCCATTAAAATAAAGTTGAGGTGCTTTGCCCATCAGTTCTTGACGGGTAATATACACATTTTTCTTGTCCATCAGCATAATTTGCAGCCAGCTATAAACTAGCTCATTAACATACCAAACAGCACTACCGCCTTTGTTATGAATACGGTTTTGCGCTAGAATAAACTTCTGAATTAAATTAGGCGAAGTATCGGATCCAGAACCAAAAGTAATCAAATCAGAAGTATCAATATTGGCAACACGGGAAACTTTGCGATAGTTTTTAACGGCAATACCTGGTTTCCATTTAAAGTTAGTGCAATATCCATAGTAAGGATTGCCATTTGAATCAACTAAACGCTGCAAACCCATATCTCGAGTATCAAGACCAGCAACACTTCCTTTTGGATAAATACCAGCCATACCCTGACCATTTGCATCGTGGTCTATCAGCCATGCTGATGCATTGTCACTACCAGAACCGCCGGCAGAAATTATTTGATATCCTGGTTTAGTCTTGACTGTGCTAATTTTATTGTATCGAACATCAAGACCATTAAACTCGGCTTCATTTGAATCAGTATTGCCGTAGAAAATCAAACGCGCGCATTCCTGACGGAATCCTTCGGTAAATGCAGCATCTTCGCTAGTACGATATGCTTCTTTGTTTGGTGCCAACGAAAGTGTTTCTTCGTCAATTTCACTGTTATCTTCCAGGATGCAGCAGGTATCAGTTACCTGTTTAGTGCTAGATTTAGACTTCTTAGCACCTTCATTTAAACGGCGCGTTCCTGGCTTTGGAATGCTAGAACGCTGAGTTGTCACGTTACCAGTAGGAAGATTACCTTCCATCCAGCGCATGTCAGCTAGAATTTGATTATCAAGCGCTAATACTTCTAACACTTGAGCCATCAACCCATTAGGATCTTGTCTTGCCTTAATATCAGCTAAAGTTACAGTGTTTGTGCCTACAGTTGCAAATAACTGTATGTCGAATTTAAACTTTGCCATTCTTGTTTGCCTCCCTTATTTATACATTCCTGGACTATTTGCATACTTTGGACCGCTACTTGGCGGCGGTGGTGCATCAACAAACTTCCCTTCGGAAATCTGCTGACCAATTGACTTAAATACCCCAATCATCTTAGGGTGGTTTCCTAGACCGCTATCTGCTAACATTTGAATAAATTCCTTATCGGCGAAACGGCCTAACGTTTTGTTAGCAAGATCAATTTCATCCTGCTTGTACGTTTTAGCGCTTTCTTCATGCCACGCCTTTGCCTGCTCAGTTTGTAACTCCTGCATGCCTGTCATTTGTTTGCTGTACAGATCCATTAGCTTTTGAGCCTGATCCTGAGACAAATTAAGCTCTTTCGCTACAGCATGGAACTCTGCGCCTGCTTCTTTGTCATAAGTAAAGCCCTCTGGCACTGCAAAGTCTGTATAGGCTTCTGGTGCACCAGTGGGCTTATCATTTTTAGGCGGTTCAGCAGGTGGATCGGTTGGCGGTGTGGCAGGCGGAGGATCTCCTGATGGCGGTGTTGCCGGATCAGCAGGCGGCATTGCTGGTGGATCACCAGCAGGCGGTTCATTATGATTTTGCAAGTTGAATACGAACGACCTCACTCCCGATCCGGTGTAATCCTGTGCGGCGAGTGAGTTTATTTCTTTTGACATGGTTAGTCCTCCTTATTTGAGCATAAAAATAACGGCCTATAGCCGCTTATACTTTACTTGTTCCTTCAGCACCGCGTTGTTCGCGCCCCATTGTACGCTTGCGCAACCACAGTAACGATTCTTCCAGCTTAGTAATTGCAAGAGCATTTTCCCTGCAAGCATACGCTCCTTTTTGGAAATGCTCAAGGCGACAAATAACCATTGCAATTAAATCTTCGTTGCATACACCGTTAACTCCATTTTCTTTTATTGGTCCCATGCTTAATTTTTTCAAACATAATAACACTCTCCAATTAGTATTTTATTATGCGGAGTGATTAGCACCGCCTAGATTTGGATCACCTCCTTAGATTACGATCATAAATCGCGACCAAAAGAACATTCTCACTATTTACCGCTCCTTTCATGCTGATTTATAATATCGCGCTTAACTGACTCTTGATAGATGATGTATTCCTTTTCTGCGCTGTGCAGTAAATCAACACCAGACAATCCCATAGCCTTTAAACAACCTTCAAGTATCAGGGCTACATTACGCATACCCTCATTGAAGTAAGTTCGGCTATCACGGGTAAAGCTGGTATTATTCTGACCACAACGCATTACAAGCCATTGAAAGAATCTGCGCCCCGCAGGAGTAGCAAGTATTTCTTTTATGTCTTGCATGTTCTGAATGTCAAGCTGCTCATTGACTTTAATCATCAATGTTTCATTGCTTATCATTGTACCTGCCCCCCTAACAGCGCATTTAAGGCGCTATTGGTGTCCATAGGAGTATCAGCCAATGTCTTAGCTCCTTGAGCCGCTTGCATGCCCATTTCTGCGGTTTGCATTTGTTGCTCTCTTTCGGCTCTGGCTTGTCTTATTTGAGCTACACGTTCATCAGATAAAATTAATGACGGTGGTACGCTAAGCATTTCTCCATATCTGTCGACACCTTCATCAAGATCAACTTTATCAGCAACGTCGGGTCTAATTTGAGCCGCTCTAGCAACAAATTCGAGGAATTGATCAACAGAAGTTAACCCGTTCATCTTCTGAGCCTGAGCCATTACGCTGACATACTCAATTTTAATATCCATACCTTGAATTACTTCCGGCGGCTCTGGTAGCATCCCATTGCGCAGCATTATTCCGAATACACGTTCAATCACAGGACGTAGAAACTCGCTCTGCAGAAGATCGTAAGCAGGACCTATAAGTGACATCTTCTCCTGCACACGCTCAATAATCTCTCTCGCCGTGATATTGCCATTGTCTATACCTTCAAGCATTCGGAACAAATCCACAAAGAAATGTTTGTCAATTATAGCTTCCTTCTCTGCCTTAAGCTCTTTTGCCTCACGAATATTTAACTGCACCTGCATAGCTGGCTTTACTGCTGTGTCGCCATATTCGCGTTCATAGAAGGTAATACCATTCGGCAAAGTATTAACACCGCCTGACTTTAATACGTCTGACGGTGCTATCATTGGGGGATCTACTCCCTTTTTAACGCCAATATGAATATCCTCATCAATGACCTGCGCTGATTTGCTTTCGCTAAGCGCATAATGCCCGGGACCATTACCGTATGAGTTAGCGCCAACCAGATCCCACCGGGAGCATGGAGCAGGCCATTCATCAAAGCCGCCTACTTCTAAGAATTCATCTTCTGCACCTTCATTCATCCAGTATAACGACAAGAACGGCTTGTTCCATTTATCAATCTTACCCTTGGTTACCATTGTGTTAGGCAACATAAGCCACTTAACTTCGTAATAACCTTCATAGTTCTTGGCTCTGAATTGATCTTGAATTTGTTGAGGGCAGTTATCCAAGCCAAACATTTCAACAATCTCGGCACATGTCATACGCATTAACCGCGCCATTCGGCGAACTCTGCCCTTACGGTCATTTGCAATCGCATATTCACCCATGGTGAATGTTCGGCAGTGTATGACTGTTTCATCATCTTCCACAATCATCATAGCTGCCGTGCCGAATACGCCGCGCTCTTTGTAGAACATGTGAGCAGCACTGTAGAAATTAGATTTGCTAAATACATCATTCATCAATTGGGTGACATCATCACACCAATAACGAACTTCTTCTAGCTTGGCAATATCAGGGTCAGCGATTGTGAGCTTAACCCATTGCCTAGTAGGTGATGTAATGCCATTCTGCATGCCTGCTGCGTGTGTATTGGTCGATAAGATAACCTTAGTACTTATCAGCTTATCATCACGCTTTTGGCCGCTGTTAGGTGTATCTTCCTCGAAAAAACCTAAGTATGGATTGATATAGTCGCGAATCTCTTTCCATGTTTCTTTCCATCTTTGCTGCTGCTGAAATAGGTTTTTGTGTATGCGATTAAGTTCATCTTTCCTAATAGGACTATCTTTATTACCATCCATCCACTTCATAACATCACCCTAACAATGTTTTCTTAGCGACATTACCGCTATCTGATACGCCTGTTGATCCGGTTAGTATATTTTGCTGATACCCTGCCGCCGCTCGTTGCCGTTGCCTGTCCTTATTACGTGTTTCTTTCATAGATTCTGATTCACCAGTACTGACAGCGGTTGGCGCAGCAGCTATTGGTGCTACCGTAGGCTCTTTAGGTTTAGAAAAACACATCGCGCTACCTCCTTTGCAATAGGTTATATCGTTGATTGTTATTAGCAAAGTACATGCCGTTTTTGTCGGCCTTTGCTCTCAAATGAGATTTCTTGACTACTGGATAAGCGAAAGTTAAGGCCAGGGCATCCGCAGTATCTGGCGAACGTCCTAGCCTTTCTTTGATTTTATCCTTAGGTTCAAGAACAAGCCTGTTTGATGTGTCGTATTTATATGATGGTGTTACCAAATCGGCTTTTAGTTCAGGGATATTTGGCAGCAAACCACCATCTTGAATCCAGTCAGCCATCAGATCCCACATTTCAGCACGTTTATTAAAATACTGTCCTTGATCGATTGGTCTACCACCAAAGTTTACTTCGATAACATCATGTCCTAAGTTTTTAAGAAAGTCGATTATTCCAGCCCCAGCGCCACTATCTACGAATACAGCATCAGGGTCAAACGCTTGTATTTCCTGAATCAATCTTCCTGATACCTGAATGTTGTCTAGTCCTTTCAGTATGACAGGATTAAACGATACCAGCCCTTGCCGCCTAAATATGACCGTCCTATCATCACCAAATCGCGCAGGGTCAACACCTATTATCTTCGGTGCGCTGCCATACTGGTCAATATTATAATGGCGCTTCATAGCTGCCAGAACCATGTCAATGGTTATCAGGATATTATCTGCGCTTGCTGTCCAGTCACATAAAAACTCTTGCCTATATTGGGCTTCTGACATTTGCATGCGCATTTCATCCAATTCCTCTGGCGCTATAACTCCCGTTTCGTCAGCGCGGTATACACCACACCACCAATTGGGATTTCCTTGCGCAATCATCCTTAAGGCCAACTCATACTTTTCGTAAAAGTCATTTTGCCCTTTTGGTGTCCCAGTAAAATCAGCCCAGCCCATACGGTCTGATAACAGTGGTCTAATTACCTCGCCCCAAAGTTCTGGCTTAATCTGTGCATACTCATCAAGCACCACTCCGTCAAAGTAAGTACCGCGAATACTATCGGGATTGTCAGCACCAAACAACTCTATGCGTGATCGTGCGTACTCAGGTCCTTCATCACCACTAGGCTTGTACCCATTTGGAATATCAATAAACAATTCAGATTCGTTCTTGCCTCTCGTTGGTATTGGCTTAGAGTACCGCTTAAGATAATCCCACGCAATGCGCTTTGCTTGCTTTAAGAATGGTGCAATATATGCATATCTGCCAAATGGCTTTTTTAGCGTAGCCGCAGCCTTAATAACACGGTTTACCTCGAGGACTGACTTGCCCGTCCTACGATGGGCTACAAGTAAGTTAAATCTATGTCGCTCTAGTTGTGGGTGGATTATGGTTTGGGGGAATCTCGGACTGTAAGGTATTATGATCTTTTTCCTGACTATCTCCATTATCTTCACCCTGCCATCCTAGTTCGTAAATTACATATTGGTCTGAGTTGTTGCCGCCACCATTATTAATCTTGTCGCGCTCAAGCTTATGTTTCTTTTCTTCCATTTCACGTTTCCATTTATCCGGCAACCAGTCAAAGTATTTCTTTAACTGCTCCCATGCCCACTCTTTGCTGACCATCTTTATAGATACGCCATCCTTGCCCTGCTTGACTTCCTGAATCAATGTAGTGTCTAGCATGGAGCTCTCATTCATCGAAACATAGTTAACAATCTCAGTGATTGGCTTTCCTGTTTCTTCATCAATTATTGTTCCGTCCATTGTCAATATGGGTCGCTCACGCTGACCAAATTGTAGATAATCACCAACATCAGCACTGACCACCTTCATGCAAAAACCAAGGAAATCTTGAATATCAACGTGGATATCCTGTCTGAATAGCTCCTTAAGCCGCTCAATCTCTTTTGCAACTCTCGGCCTGTTCTTAAGCTTAAACCCTTGCACCTGGGCACTATACTTGTTATTAACGCAATACCCTGCAAGCATTGCGGCCTGCATAGCGTTCCATGTGCGAACATAGTGATAAGCAAAAAGCTGCTCCTGGTCGCTCAATTCTTCATCTGGCTCAGGTTCTTGCACCTCTTCTGTTTTAGTGGTGCACACCTTTGTATTTTGGGGTGCAGAGTGTGCACCTTTTTTTGATGGCTTATCCCGCGTCCAACCATGTCTTTTCTTCCACGACTTAACGGTATTAAGCGCAACATTGTATTTATCGGCTATATCCTGGTATGACATGCCGAGTATATAATCTTTTACAGCTTGTTTGTGTAACTCCATCTACATAGTCACCACCTCCGGCCATTGTCACGGCTTATTTTTTTGGCCTGACCATTCGATCACGACAGCGCAAACCTTTCCACACCCTTATGCAATGCCCGTCCTGCTGGCATGCGCATAGAGTTATGCATTTTATTAGCACTATGTACACCTCCTAAAAATGGGCATAAAGAAAGCGCCCCAAAGGACGCTAAATAATCAAACACTATGGTGACAGGAGTCAAACCTGCTCGGGCAAACCTCTCTCAGCCCAACATTGACCTTAAAAAGTAGTCGCGTGTACTCGTTCACGCCTCACCATAGAAATTAATAAAAAGACGGTTAACCTGTACACCGTAAGGTTATTCAATATGTAGAAAGGAGGAATTTATAACAACTGCCGCTGCAGCCATTACCAAATAAAAATAGACCTGCCGTAAATGGCAGGTCATGTTATGTAAAGTTGTTATCCCGCAAACCTATTAATCTAAGAATAGCATATTTGTCAAAATTGTGCAATAGTTATTTTATGTTTAATGTAGTTAACAAAGCAGCCTTGCAAATTGCTTCCTCAATAGATTCAGTAGGAATATCGTACTCGTCTGCACCTATCGTAATTGTTATAATTGGATAACCATAATTAATATTCCAACGCTTATATCCTGCAGTAATTTCACTAAAAACTTCCCATGCGCTTCTTATTTCTGAACTGTAGTCTTTCGAATAGAACTCCCCACCTTGGCTATTGCGATAAACACGCCCCATAATTTCACCATCATCAGCAAATGGTTTAATTTTAAAAATATGTTCTGTTACTAAACAGTCTAATTCTTTTCCCTGCTTCATGGTCAATATCTCTTCGCGTGTCATAACTCTATCACCGCCTTAAATAAATAGTATCAGCTATTTAAATCAAAAGCAATTACCTGCTCTCAAAAGCCATAGCTCGACCATTTAAACCTGCGTTTATCTGAGCCAACGACTTCTTTTTCATATCCGATTCGCGTGACCTTCCCTTACTCTTACTGCCTCCACCGTGAACTATAGCACCACCTAGCGGCTTTACTTCAAGGGTCTTGTGAGTTACAGCCATATCGCGCATTAGGCTGCCTATCTCATCATTAATGAAAGGATCATCCTCGTTACTGTGCCAAACCTGTACCTTGCATTTAGGGCATATGTGTCGATCTTGTTTTATATCAAAAAGCATAATCACTCTGCAATCTTGGCAAAACCATGCTTGTCTTTGTTTACTCATAGTACGTACCCTCCCCAAAGGTAATAGGGCGATCATAGTCGCCCCTTTTTTATTTAGCTATTCCTAGAATCTGGCATAGTGCTATTAGCTGCTCGCGTTTGTCGATCATGGCTTTACCTCCTAGTAAACGGACGATTCATATCAGGGTGCGGTGGATATATTTCTGCATAGTCAAGGCTTCTTATGTCTAGGTTGCCAGTTGAACTATCACCTTCCGCACTAAACAACTCAGCGCTTTTATTAACCTTAGTTGTCCACTTATTAAGTCCGTCAAGTCCATAACCTATTTTAGCTACACACGCAGGACGTATAGGGCAACCACCGCAATTATCTTTATAGTTATCCTGGCATATCTTCCTTGCCTTATCTGTTAAGTCGACTTCGCTTGTGACATCAGGCATTACCGCTCACCATCCTTTACCAAGGCTGCAACCCTGCCAGCACATTTGCATGCGCAAGATTGCTCTTCCAACTCCCTAATCCGTTTAAGCATGTCTGCACCGGCTGTGGTGGATAGGGCTTTGTAAGCTTCTACCATTTCCATGCAATTAGGAGGTATTGTTTTACCTAAAAAACCATTCATGCACTCAACATCTTCAAAGCAATCGTCGCCATCTTCAATTTTTTCAAGTAGGTTTTCCAACGCCCCACGTATTGCAGCGCATTGGGCTTGTAGCTCTGCATTCTTTCGCTTCAAGTCCGCGTTTTCTTTCTCGTTAGCTAATGTCCGATCATGCAGAATGTCAAACGAAAACGGAATAACATCATCTTTACTTAAAAGATAATCTTGCAATCGTTCAAGCAGCCTCTTTGTTTCAAATTTGTTCATTTCGTCATACTTCCATTTCTTGATGCAAACTTTATTGCAAGTAGAAATGTAATTGCATGGCTGCATGCAGCACTCTGCTTGTCCAGCATCATCTACCCTAGAGCACTCTTCGCAATCATAATCATTAGGACTCGCATCTTTACAAATTGGATTATGTTTGATTAATTCACTCACTACCAACACCGCCCTTATAACCTTCGAATAATTCACACCTTATGCATGAATCATGCGGTTCATCACAATAGTATTTTGCATATCCATTGCACTTATCACCGATCATTCCAGGATAACCAATACCATCACGAATTCCCATTTTTATTAATGTGCAATTCTCAATAGTTTTCTTTGCCATTATTTACCCCGCCCTTTCAACTCAGCTAATAGCCGATCTATTTTTAATTGCAACCTGCCTACCAACTGACAACTTCCTACAAAACATAATTTGTTTTTACTCATGTGTTCATTAAGTCTCTTTAGCTCAGCTATTTCTTTTCGATATTTTTTACCGTTCTCTATTAGCTCCTCAATACTAAAGCAACTCTTTAACCCATTATCATATGTCCATACGCCGTTGCTATACTTCATAGGTCACCACTCTCTATTGCAGCAATCGCCGCGAATATCGGATATATCTGCTGTGGTACTACGGTATTGCCTAGGCATTTAATTCTGTCCATCCAATCGGAAAGCCCATAATCGCTTCGTAAATCGTCGGCGATGGTCTCTTGACGCCGTATAGTTTCCACAATACATCTTTCAGTTTCACCCCATACCGTATCCCCTTGGAATTCATTCGCGACCAACTTCCGCGCGATAACTCTGAGTTTTTGACAGGCGATCCCTCCGTGTCCGCAACTCTTGGACGCGGCAATGACGAAAACTCTTTTCCCCTCAAAAGTTGCACCATAGTTTGATGCAGGAGAAACAATCGTGATGACTTCGTAGTCTGCACTTTCCAATCCCGACAAGATTTCATCGAATGTTCGTCCATTATTGTTCGAAAGCATTCCTGCCACGTTTTCACCAATAACCCATTTTGGTTTTGTTTGTTTAATAACCTCAAGCATTGCATACCACAAACCACTTCGTGTGGCTTCTCCGTTTTTGTCGACAAGTCCGACTCCGTTACCGGCAATTGATAAATCTTGGCAGGGGAATCCGCCTGCAACAATATCAATTGTTCGTATCCCATCTTTTTGTAATTGTTCTCTATTAATGCTTCTGACATCATCATAAATTTTTACTCCTGTCCAATGCTTTTTAAGTACTTTTTGGCAAAATTGTTCTATTTCACAGAAGGCCACTGTCTCAATACCTGCCCACTGTGCCGCAAGATCGATACCGCCGATACCTGAGAATAACGAGAGCATTTTAAGTTTCTTCACCCCTGCCACCTCCATTACTTAGCCACGCTTAGCTAATCTGATCCGGCATCATCACTACAACCGGAACATCAACCGATTTACCATAGGCCGCAAAGCATTCTCTGAGTTCCTGCAGATCAATGCTTACAGGCTTATTATTTTTAGCCGCACATATCTTAGCTCGTTCAACAACTTGTATAAACTGCTGAGCCATAGGCCACTGTTCTATCGGTAAAGCCGTTTTATAATCCACACCTATCGGCTTTACTCCTCCTTGTTTTTGCGTTGGCGTAAATCTACCGCAACTTCCTAAATTCATCCTAGCTGCTCTCTGGTGAACTGAGGCAACACTCTTGCCAAGATAAGCAGCAATTTTAATCGGTGACCTTTTACCCCAGTGTTTTTCTAAGTAAATATTGTATTCAACAGGCCACGGCGCTCTTGCCATTGTAATTCACCTCGCTTAACACTCGATAAAATTTACTCCCGGATACTTCTTCAAAAACAGCTTTTTTTTCAGCAAGTATTCTTTAGTCCTGAACCCCTTCGTATCAATGACTTCCACTCTGCCATCCCGATACGTCACCCTAAAATCCGCTTTATAGATAATCGGCCGCACATACTTGTTCTTATCATCCCAGTACGCTTCTTGTAGTAAAAACGCTGGCTGAGTCTCAAGCCTTGTTACCTCACCGATTTGCCGCAACATCTTAAGCTCACAATACTTTTCCGCTTCTTTCTGGCTGTCAAAAAGTATCCCGTCAATAGTTACCCTTTGATTGCCATACTTCGACTCTCTGGCAGGCTCTAGCGACTGTTTTAGGTGCATATTCCTACGCTGTACGTCAGGGCTTAGATTGTTCCAGTCTAGTTTCATGTACCTACACCGCCCTATTCTTAGCGCATGGTATCATTACGTTGTCGACAATCCCGAACTTACTAATTCTCAGCGTTGCCTTAAATCCATTATTAACACATTGCTTCTTATCCCACATGCACCGATTGCACATATCCGCTGATTCTTGAGCAAGCATAAACTCCGGCAGGTACTTTCGAACGGTTGATTCCGATATCTCGCTAAATATGCCCTTTGCGAACTTAAGCAAATCAGTGATTTCAAGACCTTGCATATGCTCATTAGCCTTATTTGATTTAACCGTGGTAAATGCTGCTTGCGCTGCTGGGCTTGTCCATCTTGAACGAGAAGGAAGTTTTTGCAATACCGGCTCGGTCTTACTCTCACGTCTGAGCTCATCGATAGCCTGCCGGATATCGGCAACTGTCGGGAATGACTTGCAGCTTAACAAACAAAGGTTGATTGCCGTTTCCATTAGGTCATCAGGTGTGTTCTGGAACGTTCTTAGCCATAAGCCCGTAGTATGTGTTGTGTTAATACCCCCTGCATAAAGAGGGAAGTTTGCTTTGCATAGTGCCATTACTTTGTTCGCGCATTCGCCCGTCATAAGCTTCAGTTAGCCTCCTTCGTTCAAGATCATCCTGTTCACGTTTAGATAAATTAACTACATTGCCAGACGGTGGAGTACCGCTCCTAGTTCTTTCAAGCATTTTTACAAAGTTATTAGGGCCAAGCAGCCAATCAAAGTCTGCTGTCCATCCTCGCTCGTTTACCCCGTTATGGTGTGGTGACTTACTGGCATAAACAAACACCTCGGTGATTGCCTGCCTGCCGTAGTCTTTAACCCTGCCGCGAATAGCTTTTCTGCGATTGTCGTTCAGACTGATAGCATTAGGCATCTTAGGGCAAGTCTGGTTGTACTCAGTTAAAACTCCTTGGTAATCAATGCGACTCTCCTGGCTTTCACACTCCGCACCGTCCCCAGTGGGGACTATAGGGGTTAAAGAAGGAAAAGAAGGAAAAGAAGGAAAAGGGTTAACGGGCGACTCTTGGATGATCTCAGAATAACTCTTAGGTTCATCTAGGGTTAACCCTAGATCATTCTTAGGTTCATTTATTATAGGCATTGGTTCTTTCTGCGGTACTGGCTGAATAACGCTCTTAGTCTCTTTGGGGTGAATATCCTGATATTTGAGCCAGTTATTGATTTGTATGTACTTGTTACCATCTACCTCATAGCGAACTATAAAACTCTTACTTGCTATCTCAGCAATCAGTTCTTCACCATCGCAATTATCATAAGGAAGTATCTCACCGCGAAGTTTTTTAGGTCTATCTTCCAAGCGTCCTTCGCGGTCAGCCAGTCCCCATATACCAATAAACAAAAGTCGCGCTGGATAGCTCATTTCCGCTATATCTTCATTTTTAAAAAAGTTAGGATGTATCTCGCGTTTCCTAGCCAACTACCTCACCCACTTTAAACATGCTATTAAGCCACTTCAAATAATATACCCTGCGCTCGATCACCATTTATATATAACTCACACTCTTTGCAAAGTTCATTTAATGCCTTAACACAATCACTTGATAGAAGTTGGTTTTCATCTGCTGGACCATCATTGTAAGAATCACAAGCCTTATGAGGCGTATTAAGATTTAGTCCGCTATTTGAGTAATGAAGTTCCATTGATCCGCTTATCGTTGCTCCCATAACTTCCTTATCGCCACCATAACTGAACGACACGCTTTTAACTGTAATACGATCAAGGTAATTGTCGGGCAGCTCACACATATCAATGACATGCGGTGCCAGTTTCTTGAAAGCTTCGTGAAACTCAGGCCTTGCAGGATCGCTGCAGATAAATTGATATTCATCCATAGAACCTGTCTTGCTTTCAACTTCATAGATCATATGAATCTTTTTCTCATTGGTTATCTTAACTTTTTTCATTCGCATAGCTTTCACCCCTCCGTATAATCCTTTGAGAATCGGGCAACCTAATCTTTAATCAGACTGCCCGTTCCCCTTACGACTCAAAATCCGCTTAACAATCGCGTACTGTTCGCTCATGCTCATTTCACGCTTAATGAGCTTATTTTTAGGCTCAGCAGGGTAAAGCATCAATTCAAGCTGTTCTTCTCCCTGTGACCTAATTTTGTAGCAATGTGAACCATATCCGTGCTTGACTGACTCTGCATCTTTTAGCTTTCTGCGGCAGCGTCTGCAACGTGGCATATACTTAAGCCCCCTGCATTAGATTCTTTTTAGTCAGTCCGTACTTCTTGCCGATTTCAGCAGTAAGCGGAATTGCAATTAGATGCATGTCCTCTGTGATCCACGACCTGCCTTTTGTATGGGCAATGCCGTGATGCTCCCGACAAAGTGAGATAACTCGCATTCCTATTTGATATACGTCCGCTCTATTACGCCCCATTCCGATTGCATCAAAATGGTGTAAGTCTGCTTTTTTACCACATATCACACACTTTTTAGTCATTAAGCAGGCATATACATATTTATTGATATCGTCACACAGTTCGTAAAGCGGCCTGCTAGTTGGTACGTCATGCTCAAGAATGAAGTCGATCAGATAAGTTATAAACTCTCTGGCGGTAGTCATATCACAATCCGCAAGGCTAAATATTTGCTTTTGCAATGACTGTAAGCGGTTAGTAATAAACTCTAATTTCATCAGCCTTTTGACAAACTCAGGCAGTTCACCCATCCATTCTGATATTTCATTCATGAGCGCATATGCTTTCCTACGCTGTTCTGCTGATATGTAGCGACCATCGGAAAGCCCTATTTGAACTTCCCGATATTCGCGTAGTATTGCACGGTCAATATTGCTGTATGGAGCGAAGATGGTTATTCCATCCTGATCGATGTCGGTTATTTTCCCTTTGACTATCTCCATAAAATCTCGCTACCTCCTAAAAGGTATCTCTTCCTCAGGGAACACCTCATTACCAAATGAAGCACCAAAAGAATTAAAATCATTTTCGAGCTTTAATCTTTTTATCTCAGGAATCTTCACGCCAGCCTTGATTTGTTCTACGCTTCGGATGTACATGCATTTGGTAGCAAGCTTAACATCGTTATTGCCATTTAAATATTCTTCCTGTCCAAATACACCGCCAAACAGTTTGCCTTTTAGCGTACTTTCATCCCAGTTCCATTTATAGTTGGGATTGCTACTTTCAATTGCAGCTATCATGCCTTTAAAATATGTCAAGCTGCTACCCTCGGTTAATTGTCGGTAGATGCCTTGATATTTAGTATCTGGGTTAGTTACAAATTTCTTTTTGAATTGGTCAGTATAATAATTTGCAAATTCACCTTCTGCAATATCAAACTGAACAACTAACATTTGCCTGCCAGAAGTTGATGGCTCAACCCTAGCCTGCTTTATTCTGCAAATATACCCACCAGGTGTAATAGATTTAAAGTCACCTGTGAAAGCTTCTGTAGAATCCCATTCTGCAGGTTTTATCATATTTATCAGTCTCCTTCTCCTTATTTGGCTAATTCCCAATACTCACGGATTTTTTCATCCACGAATTTCAAATCGTTATCAATTTCCCTATCAAACATTTCCATAGGACTTTTAACTGTGTCCGTTCCATCTGTTTGGGTTGCAAAACTGTATTTACCACTTTCAAACTTGGCCCGTAGGACGATACTGAAAAGCCCCTCAACGGTTAATTGATCGTCAAGCATTTTACCAACAGTCTTGGCCTTAGTTCCAAGATCCGTTTTTTGCGTATGATGAAAAAAGTAAACAATACAATCAGCCGGAGTCTGTTTTATAACAAAATCTATTAATCCCTTGAAATTCAAAGCCATGTCAGTAAATTTGCCGTAGCCAGTTATTTTTGCCTTATCAAACATTTCAAAAGCCATCAGGTACTGCGAATCATCAATAACATAGCGCTTGAGATTTGGATTTGTTAGCACTCGCTTGATGGTGTCATATGTGGCGCCATCAACTTTCGGCAACTTTTTTCTAAAAGGAAGCGGCTTGCTTGCTACGTTAAAGATTCCAATTTCTCCAATTTCAAAATTTCTCATTGACGAACTTTTCCCACTGCCAGATTCGCCAAGGATCATAACAGGGATTCCCATCTAATCACCCTCTTGCTCCGTAGATAGTGCCACCTAAATCTAAATACGTTATCACTCGATCAACACGCTTAGTCATACGACAATATCGGCATTTTTCGCACCTATTGGCTTTTTCATAGCCATTTTTAACAGCTATGATGCGAGGTAAATTTTGCTCAATCTTGTCAAGTTCTAAATTAAGCCGACCATTATCAGCCAACGTAATAACAGACTTATCTGGTGGATCTTCCTTGCTAACCGCAACCATCATAGGAGTAAGCCAATCTTTATTTCCAGAAGCAATACGCTCAACCTCTGCATATACAGCAGCTTGAACCATATAGTCATATTCCTCTATAAAAGAAACTCTCTGCCTATGTTGTTCGGAATAGTGGAGCTCAGTTATGCTCCGTGTAGATTTTAAGTCAGTAAAAAAACCTTGTTCCCGATTTAATACATCCATTTTGATCTTCCATTCAACATCGGCGAATTCAGCAACGATAATAGCTTCTTTAGTACCTTGCAGCATTAACATACACATTTCATCATTTTCAAGAACTTCAATCATATCGTTAACTTTCTTAAAGGGAGCGTATGGCTCACCTTTTTTGTTATAAATGACACCAGCATATTTCTGCTTGAAATCTTCTAATGTACCTTCATTCCAAGCATGCAGATAATTGCCAGCAATTAAAGATTCTTTATCGTATGGTTCATATTCTCCGCGCAATTCTGCCATTGTAGCCGCTTCGCAACTCAGAAAGCTTTTGTACTGACTCACCGACATATATTTCATGTTAGCCTGCTGGCTATAATAAGTATCATCGTTCAACTGAACTGGTAATTGCTCAGCAAGGTTACTCATACTAAACAGCCTCCCTTACTTGCTCAATTTTACGTACCCGAACCTTGCTAACTTGTACATTTGCCGAATAAGCCAATGTTTGTTTGGCTCGATTCATAGCAGCTAATTCAGTAGGTGCTTCTACCTCAACAGTAGCCGCCTCCGATGGCTTTACACCTGGCTTTGTATCAACTCGCACGACGAATTTCATTATTGACACTCTCCTTAACTTTTTTAATCAAACTATTCTCATAGCACAGTCCACAAATGTTATCTTGGAGCTCCATGCTATACCTAAACTCGCTCCTATCTTCCGACTGCTTGCATATAGGGCACTGTTTAGGGCTATACTCAGCCCACATCTTTAGCGCCCTTATACTCTCCGCACACAATATTACGCGGTTCTTCTTTTGCGTGAATAACAGCGTATTCTTTTTTGAGGCTAATCCGAACGCGTAGACCGGCATATATTCCAAAATCATCGCCTGCTTCGATGCCACTGCCTGCTTCGATGCCCCAGCCTGCTTTGATGCCACTGCCTGCTTCGATGCCACTGCCTGCTTTGATGCCACTGCCTGCTTCGATGCCACTGCCTGCTTTGATGCCCCTGCCTGCTTCGATGCCCCAGCCTGCTTTGATGCCCCTGCCTGCCAATAGGAAGTTAGCGACTTTTATCAAGCCTTTAACAACAACGCTACCAGCAAAGAAAATGCTTGCAGAACAATCTATCTCTTCTACTTCCAGTACCGTATCAGTACGTCCAAATTGGCTTAATCCCCATTGAGCAAAGCCTATTTCGTTCTGCTCAGCTAGTTTATTTAAAACCTCTTGATATTCTCCACCTTCTGGAAAGTTTTGCTCGAACCACTGCATGCCGCTTGAGCAAGCGCCTTTTTCGATCAGGTTTTCTTTTGTAATAAACATTTGTTTTCCCCCTCCACATATTTAGTTAATTATTCTACCAACAAACAAATCCCATGCACCTTGAGCCATCCCTGCTATATACCGATTGCCATGTTTTAATGCCATTTCACGATATGAGTCGATCACGGGCACGATCATATCAAGCGGAAACGTATTCCATTGAAGCTCTGCAGCATCCTGATACCCTTTGGCGTATATTGGATCAACTTCATTTTCAGTGACCTTGAAAGCGAACACTGTTGCTAAACTTTTAGGAGTGCGAATATTAGTGATTGACTCAACTGTTATTTGCATGTTTACCTCTCCTTGACTTCCTAGCTATCGGCGTGATAAGCTAGGTATAAGTTAACTTTGTTTTACCTTCTAGAAGCTGTCTGCGCACCACCGCAGGCGGCTTTTCGTTTTTGCTCGGCAAACTCTTGCAAAACTGTAATATCCTTGGAGCTTGCTTTGCCAACACCATTTGCATACTTTACTTCAAGCGCCATGATGCTTAATTTAATCTGGCTAAGCCTAGCTAGTATTTCCTGGGAAAGTTTTCCTTTACAGAGCATGTCTGCTAGTTCAGGTAAATGCTTGTCCATTACTGTAAGGCCGCTTATTAGCCTGATTTCTGCTGACTTCATATCGCTATCGCTAAATCTGTACCCTGCATACTTGCCAGCCGGACAAACATCACTGCAATAGCTCCTAACTAACTTACCGCTCTGATCTAACTCTCTATCAATGAGAGTTATTTCATCAGGTCTTGGCACCGCTTTGCCATGAACTAAATCCGAAATCTTATTTTTAGGGATTTTAGTCCGCTCGCTTAACCAATTTTGGGTTTTGTTTGCCCTGAAAAGCACCATCTTGATTATCGTCTTCACCCCCTTCACTATGCGATAATAATCCTAAGAGGTTCTTAGTACGTACCTCCCCAATAATCAGCCTGTCCGCAAGGATGGGCTATCTTTTTAACCACATACGATCATGAGCATTGCCCATAAGATAAAACCTGACACAAGAGCCGATGTAAAGGCTATATCATCTTTAGTTACTGCCATTGACATGGTTGGCTCTATTGTTGGTCTGGGCAATGATCTGATAGGCTTTACTGGCTCTACTAAGTAGATTGCCGATCTATTCACGTTCGCTTTACCTCCTTTAAATATGGTTTTTGACACTGACGCTCATCACGGCACACAAACACTGTCCTGCGTGTTTTACTATCCATCATATATGTACCGTCAAAACTGTGAATGCTTTTCCCACATGTAGCGCATGGGCGCTTTTTAGTTGCCAACGTTACCCCTCCCAACTTGTCCTATTTTTTAGCTGCCGGAATTATCCGGCTTCCTTTTCATTAGCCCTTGCTAGTATCCTAGGTGCTACAACATCCAAAACAGCTTGAATGGCTTCGGAGCTACAAGTATTCTCAAACTTGATTCTGAGTATCGCCTTACGTTTACCGTAGGGAACTTCTTTAACTATTTCTTTCATAACCACCCCTCCCATAAAGCTTATGCTGGTTATGTTTGTACACTTGCTATTTTGTTGATATACCTTCGTCTTTATGACGAACCTATTTAGCTAAATATAGATGTCCATCACATTCGATCTGTTGGGCGCTTAAATTGAATTACATTATTAATAGTTATGTTTTGATCATCTTCATCCGGCTCAACACCGATACAATTTTCAACATAATCTAGCGCGAGTAGCAGTATTTGTTTCACTGATCTATTGCAGTGTATTTTCATTGAAACACTTACTATCGAGTTTTGATCAGGCAACTCCCCGTGATATCGCGCCTCATATCCGTTTGGAGTTTTATAGCCATCAATGCAAATTCTGCCATTCATAAAGTAACTGCCGCATTTTCTTCTTTAACACCAATAAGCTTATTAACAAAATAAAGCTGACCTTTACCTGTAATCTTTGGTGTTTTACTAACGCTTATATCGCCACTTGAGTGATTTACAACAGTTTCTTTGACTTCAAATAGTCCTAGTTTCATACTGGGTTTGGTTGGCATGTTGTAATCTGATGATTTTTGCTTTATTAGATAACCGTTATCGCGAAGCCACTCAAAGAATTTGTTTGGACCGATGTTGAATCCGTTTTGATTTAGTATCTTAGCCATTTCGCGAACAAGTATTGTTGTTTTACTGGCTTGTACAGAATCAGCAAATAGAATTTTAGGCTGTGCTTCAACTAGCTTTAACTCAACACCCTGTCTTAGCTCCACTTGATCAGCCCATGCTCTCGCGGCAGCGATTGGATTAGTGAAGTCAGGCAGTGCCGCAAATGCTCTGATTTGGTTTTCCATTTCCTCGAACTTGCTTACATAGGTTGCTGTGAATAGTACGCCTTTTTCGCCAGTCATTTTGTTGGCCACCATATCGCAGCCTTTGCGAGTGAGTAGGTAGCAAGGAAGGGTTCTGCCGGTACTGTCTTGATAAGTGCTTTCGAGGAAAAAATCACTCACCCCAAAATTGGGGGCAGTAGCTTGACTAAGGATTTCGCAATAACCTTTGATGTCACGAATTAAATGGTCATGGCGTTTGCTTGTCATATCAGCAACCTGCCTGCTATCAACCACACTTTTGCCTTGATGAGAAACAACCGTTAGATTTTTCATATTAATATCTCCTTTCACCCTGTTTTTGTTTGTTTCAATCTGAAATCATCGGAGTTAAAAAAAATTGTTTCAATATCGACATTGAATATCGCTGCAATTTTTTTTGCCATTGCATAATCAGGATTACGCAATCCTATTTCAATAAGACCATAAAGACTGCGTGATATACCTAAGACTTTAGCCATTTCACGTTGTTTCATTTTTAAATTTTTACGATATTCAGCAAGTTTGTTTTTCACTGTCCACCCTCCTTTTGTTTCATTTTGAAATACCATGATTTAATTATATTGTTTCATCGTGTAACTGTCAATATCTTTTTGTTACTTTTTGAAATAAAACTTTAAAAGTTTCTAACTGTAACATATAATTGAAAATAAGAGGTGTTTTTTATGTCATTAGGAAAGAAATTAGGCAAGTTACGGCAAGATAAAAAGCTCACGCAAGAAGAAGCGGCAAAAATGATTGGAATTTCAAGGTCAAGACTAGCCTTATATGAAACAGACAAAAGAGACTTAGATACAGATACTTTGAAACAAATTTCTATTTTCTATAACGTTTCTATTGATGAGCTTTTAGGAAATGAACAAAAAAATACTTCAGAACAAACAAGAAATTCTGAAGTCGATAAGTTAGCCAACGAAATACGGGCGAATCCAAAATACTTGGAGTTACATCGGCTTGTAAAAGAGTTGCCTGACGACAAAGTAAGGTCAGTGCTAGAGTTTGCAGAGTTTGCCAAATTAAAAGGTAAAGATCGTAGGCCTGATGACGACGACGATTTCTAATAAACCAAATTATCAACTAATTAAAAAACTAGTAGAGAACATCCTCTTATCAGTAGAACATCCAGTTTTACCAATCAAAGTAATGCCAATAGTTAATGCTTTAACTGAAAGAAATATGGTTGTTCAGACATATGATCAATATGTTAAATCTAGGAATTTAGATTATGATAGTTTTTTAAGTGAAGCTCCCAGCAAAGAAGGAACATTAGGATACTCACCAGATTCTGATTCTTATGTTCTTTTGTATAATAAAAATGTTCAAAAAGAAAGAAAAGCATGGACAATAGCTCATGAATTGGGTCATTATTACGCTCAACATCTTGTTAAAAAACATAATTATTTACTTGATAATCCAGACATATCAGAAGTTCCTGAACTAATGAATATAGTTTTTGAGAAAGAAGCTAATTTCTTTGCGAGGGAATTTTTGGCGCCAACTTCATTGGTGCAAATTTCTATGGTTTTATTAAGAGTATCAGATTTTGTTAGCATATACACAATATTAAGGTCAATATTTCGACTTAGCCAAGAAGCATCTTACAATACAGCAACAGATATACATAAATACAGATACCCAGATTACTCAAAAAAATTATGCTTTAAATATGCTCCAGCTATGGATTATTTTTTTAATACTATTATAGATCACCATACTTTTAATGCCTTGTTGCGTAAATATCAAGGCGAAATAGATGCTAGGGATCGCAAAAGAAGAATGTCTCTAAATCCTGGATATACTATTTCAAATTATTATGAATAAAGTGAGATTAAAGCAAAAAACACAGCACTGGAATGGCTGTGTTTTATTTATAAGGAGGTATACTTATGATTATCCGTGTAACTTTTATTATTTTATTTATAATTTCATTGCCATTTCAAACATTTGCTAAAAATATAGAGGATTATTCTAATAACTTTAAAGTCGAAATACCAAATCAATATTTAATTACACCACAAACTGCAGATAGTCCATTCTTATTATTAGGGATTGACAATTTGTCTTTGAAAGGAAAAACATCATTAGTTACTATTTTTGCTGGAAACATATTAGAAGAGTGTATTACTGAAGATACATTTAATTCTTTTAGTGCATCGGATATGAATGGTTTTGTTAATACAAAAATTAAAAGGCTAAAAGATAAAAACCTTTTAATTAAAACTGTGACAGCAAGTAATATAAACAACAGAATGTACATTCTCTCTACTTATAAAGATCCAACAGTTAATGCCTTTTGTTTTGAGGCTGATTTCTTACTTAACAAAAGAATATATACAATTGGTTTTATGACAAACGACGAAGAAACATATAACATCAAAGCACCTGAGTACATACAAATTGTAAGATCTTTTAATCCTCTTTATTAAGGATGGTGAAAAATGAAACTAAACAAATTTAATTACTTTCTTCTGCTTATGTTTGGATTATTAAGTAACATATGTTTTGCGGAAGATAAAAAACAAGACGATTGGCAATATGTATTATCAAGAAACGAAGTATCTTATAGCGTTGAAATGAAAAGCGTAAATTTTGCCCCAGGTCCTACCCTATTATTCTGGTTTGCTGCAACTGATTATAATAAAAATACTCTTAGCATGGCTTATGCTGCCGTTAATACAGCTAAAAGAGAGGTAAAGATTGAAGAGTATTACATATTTGATTTAAAGACTAAAGAACAACTTTTTTCAACTAAGAAACCATCTAACTGGACACCTATTGAAAAAGATTCGCCAGTTGAAATAGTTGTTACATATATATTCCAACATCATCCAGAAACAAAAGATATCAAACATTAATTTGAGATATTTAACAGGTGATAATATGAGAGTCGCAATATATACTCGCGTTTCAACTGAATTACAAGCTGAAAAAGGTTACTCGCTTGACACCCAGTTAGAAGCCTGCCGAAACTATGCCATCGAAATGGGAGCTACCTATATGGAAGAGTTTCGGGACGATGGCTATTCAGGCGAATACCTTGATAGGCCAGAATTAACACGGCTGCGCGAATCGCTTAAGGATTTCGATGTTGTAGTGGTCTATGATCCTGATCGGTTGGCACGTAACCTCTCCCATCAGTTAATTATTACTGACGATATAGAAAAGGCCGGCTTGCTTCTAAAATTTGTCTCAGTAAACTTTGAGCAATCTCCTGAGGGTAACCTATTCTATTCCATCCGTGGAGCTGTCTCAGCCTATGAGAAGGAAAAGATTAAAGAACGCTTTGCCCGTGGCAAGCGTGGTAAATTAAAAAAAGGCCGCATTATTAGCGACAGTAAACCATTTGGGCATATATACGATAAGGAAACAAGTACATACATAATTAACGATGATGAAGCTGCAATAATTAGAAACATTTATGATTGGTGTGTTAATGAAAAATTAGGTACCGCCAAGATAGCTGTGCGACTAAATGAAATGGGAATAGTAACCCACAGAGCAAAATCAATGTGGACTCCAAACGCCGTATACTATGTAATTGTAAACCCGCGTAATAAAGGAATGCATATTGGACTTAAAACAAAAACAACCAGAGTTTCACTGACGAAAAAGAAAGTAACTCCTAGACCTGAGAAAGATCACATTATTGTTCATGTCCCTCCTATTGTCGATGAAGTAATTTGGCAGGCTGCACAAAAGCAGCTTAAGCTCAACAGAATTCAATCTAAGAGAAACTCTAAGCAAGTGCATGCACTGTCAGGATTGGTTTACTGCGGCAAATGTGGGCGCAAAATGCGAATTGAGTACTCAGGACGCAAGCCATACCCTGGATATTATGCTTGTATTGGTGTAACTAACCCTAATTTTAGATATGGTGCATCGGGTCCGCGCTGTGATGCAAGACGGATACCAAGCAAAATATTAGAAGAACATATTTTTTCAATACTGCCGACTATGATAACGGCATCTGAAGTAGAAAAGTATGCCGATAGACCGGCTAAAAACGATAACAGTAAAAACATTCAACAATCACTTGATCGCCTTGCTACACGCGAAAAAGAATTGATTCAGCAGCGCGAGACAGTTTTTAAATGGTTTAGGACTAAAGTTATTTCTGAAACTGATGCAACCACTCAACTTAATGATATTAACAAACAGCTTGGAGAGATTGCTGGACTAAAAAACAATCTTATTAATTCAATTACAGAATCGACACCAAAGAAAACCACTAAAGAAATTGTTAAACAGATCAAGAGCTCATTTAATGGTAAAGATTTATCAGAAGAAGATAAAAGAGATATTATTGTTGGACTACTTGAAAAAATAATAGTTGAGCGTGTTGATAATACCACAGCAAGGAGCAGTGTTCCTGATATTAGCATATCCTTACGCTTTTTGTGAGTGTTTGAAATGATAGTTTTTCAAGATCATCACATTAAACACACACAAAACAATAATTAACAGGAGTGATGTAATTATGAATCCTGAAAATGTAAAGCAAAATATAATAATATGCGCCATATCTATTGTTATATGGATAATGGTTAATATATGGCTATTAAAATAGAAAAAGCCCTGACCATATTTCTAATATCGGGAAATTGGTGCAGGGCTTTTATTTCTAAACTATTTAGTTGCTGCGTATGCAGTGGCAACAACAACGGCAACTTTAAGGATTAATTCTCTTTGTTTGGCTGCTGCTCGCTCTTTCTTGATTGCTTTGGTCAATTCGGCCAAAGATTGATTCGCACTCTGCAATCTTTGCTCTGCTGTCAATGACGACTGTTTCGCACTCTGTAACTGTTGCTCTAGCTGCGCTAATTGACTCTCTAGCAGCATTGCTTTTTTCTGCGCCTCGGTCAACTGTTGCTTGAGCATTAGCCAGTCCTGACTGGATAGATTCTGCAATGTCTCTGATTGCGCCAGTTGTTCTTTGAGCTGATTCAATAGCTGCTGTTGTTTTTCGTTGTTCTGCTTGAGTATCAGAAAGTCGTTTCTCAAGGTCAGATAATCTTGCATCGACATTGTTACTATTTCTTGACTCGCTGCCAAACAAGTACCAAGCCCCACCGATAATACAAATAGCAAGCACAGCGTAAAGGATAATAGTCTTTTTATCATCTGGAATCATCCCCTTAATTTTTTCAGTATCAATGTTAATTTGCATGTCATAACCTCCTATAAACTAAGAGCAGATACATAATCATACGTAATGTTTGCTCGGTTAGCGTAACCCAATGCGTATTGGTCGCCTACGTCAGCCGCTATATAATATTGATCGCGAAATAAATTACGGAGCTCTTCAAGATTGTTAATGTCATATCCACGCTCTGACCGGCGCTGCAAAAAACGCATAACTACATAATGAGAAGTTGGGCACCACATGCCGGCATAAACAATACAGAGCGGATTAGTTAAATCTGTTTGCTGTATTGCAGGAATGTATTTACTCATGCAGTCATCGGAAAGAATCATCTGTTGTGCAACTTGTCCTTGAGCGGATCCAAGCAATGAAGATAATTCTCCTAGCTCACCGGCATACTCAATATCTGAATAAGTACGACCTGCAAACTTACTACCACCATCAAGATAGCTAAGCAGCATATCGCCCCTACCGCCGAGCCCTTCCCATTGGCTTACCCCCATGCTTGGGTAGTCTCCAGCGGTGCTACATGTCACGCTGCCGTAATTACCCTCTACGCCAGTTTCACATATCCCCTTTGCGATTGCATCAGCCAATTGTTTTAAGTCCATGACCAATTCTCCTATTCATGTAAATTAGGCGTATCAGTCGCCTTTTGCATTCTACGAATTGCCGATACTTCAACATCAATAATCCAGCCGATTAACGCAGTAGGAATAATGATACGCCGCCATCCTAGCAATCCGTTGATATCTTGGATAGCAAGCCGCCGCTTTTCGGGATTTTCCATGTTGTCAGCAAGTTCATCAAGTTTATAAATAACATCTTGAATTGCAGATTTTACTTTGCCTTCTGGCAATCCTTTGCGTAGGAAATGCATGATAAACACAATTAAATTAGCCGCCAGCAAGATTCCGGCGACCACTAGATAGACTTTAAATTCTTCTTTTGACAGCAAATTAATGCCCCCCTTTCGCAACCATTGTATTCCATGCTAGAATACCTAGTTGGAATATAATGCCGACTGCAGCAGCGACCCCAGCAGCAAAGCCAGCGACATGAATACGCTGGCTTTTTAACTCTTCAAGATCCTTTGACATTTGTGGAAGATTGCTAGTATTAGCTTTAATTGCCGCTAATTCGGCGCAGACCTTACTGATATCCTTTGCTAATTGCTGATCGCCTTGGCACATCATACTATGTTGGCTACACACTTGATTGTAGTTAGTCATGATACACCCCTTTTATCATTTATTTTGTTGTTGCTCTGCCACCGGTTGCCCTTGGTTATAAACAGTTTTTTGAGTATTGCCACAGTCAGGACAAACCCATCTTCCAGTTATTTCGTCATAAACTAATTCTTCATCACAAATAAAACATTTAGGCATTTTTAATCTCCTCCTGCTTCATAAGTAATTCTGCAGCCACAGCTCGATACTCAAGTTTTTTAGACGCTTTTCTTTCTGCAATCTTTACAGGGTCGTCAATCATTAATTCTGGTTTTACATATGCATACGCTAATTTGCTAAGACGCTCTGAATAATCAGCATTAATTCTATCTAGTTGCTGATCTTGTTGAATAATAACCCATGCAGTTTCTAACTCTTCAAGAGTAGGACATATTTGCACAGGATCTTCCCATGTGGCAACTAAATTTTCATAAGTATCGCACATTCTCCAAGCTGCACCTGGACGTATTTTGTCTAAAACTAACGCAATATCCATATTTAGCCCACCTTTCTAATAAATATTTCCGAGTATATCTCATTAACACCTGCGACATTTAAAGCAAAGCCAAAACCGTTTGATGCGCTTGTAAACGTGCAGTAATGTTCTAATTGGAAATTTTTAATTCCACTTACAATACTAACAATACACCTTAAAAATGATCTTGTAACAGCATATGAGCCGCTATATGCACTTGTACCAAGTGCAACTGTTGTATTATCGGTAACATTTTGAAGTCTTATTTTATGAGAGTTGCAGGTATATGCTGGTGCACTAGCGATTATTTCGTAATCACCGACACCAAGAGGAAACATATTACTGTTTAATGTTATACCAATATTATCAATAACTTTTGTGTTAATAATCCTTGTTCGCCATGCTCCCTGAGTAAATGTTCCACCGTTTGTTCCACTTGGTTGCGTTTCATTTAAAATTGCTATTGGCATAATTGATATGTCATCAGAACCATCAAAATTAACACCATTAATTTTACGGGCTGTTTGTAATTTTGTTGCTGTAGTGGCGTTACCGCTTACATTTCCAGTTACATTACCAGTAATAGTACCTGTGACCGCCAGATTCCCCGTTATTGTTCCACCATTATGCCAATCTGCACTAGCTGCTGAAGCAGCGGCAGCATTAGCATAACCTTCTGCATCATCGGCAAATCCTTCTGCATTTGCTTGAGCGGTTTCGGCTAATGCCTGGGCAGTCTCTGCCGCTGTTTGAGCCGTTGCCGCACTTGCTACCGACTGCAGTATATCAGTTAATAATGTCTCACCACCTCCGGCGTTATCAATTGGCAACTGCACACTTCTTTCAATCTTTTCAGCAAGTTGCTGAGAAATAGCCGTGAGTTTATCAAGACTATTTTCAATAGTTTTAGCAAAGAATGCTCCTTGATTTTCTAACACAGTATCTTGTGTTATTGGTTCTTCTCTCACTATTGTTATCTTGAAGTTTGAAGAAATGGGAGATCCAACGCCAGAAGGATAGACAACGTTGCTGTTTGCTACGTCTACCGTTATATTATTGGTGATTAAGGTAACAGCGTTGGTAGTAAGATCAGTAAGATAAGCCTTAATGTCACTTCCATCTTGCGTGAAAATCTTAAAAGTAAAAGGCCACTGTGTAGTGGCCCCGTTCCCGGTATAGATATGCTTATTGAGTGAACTTGCTATTGTCATGTTTGCCCTCCTTTACTTGCGATCTTTATTTCTTCTGGATACAAAGTCACGATAATCCATCTCACCTCTTTTCGTATCAAGATAGTCAATGATGTTAAAGACAATAGTATTGATCTGCTGTGGAAAAGGGATTGTGTAGGCCGCAGCTCTCGCAATAGACTCAGCAGCTTTTTTAGGTTCGCGCTCTTTATCATCAAATAACATTTTTCCAGCATCCAAAACAGTGGTAATGGTGTTTTCAACTGGACTTAGTGCAAAGTCGTTGCGAACACCAAACACACCTGAAAAGAAATAACTTGCAGCATCTCGAGCGACAGGTACTGATTGAAACGGACCAGTAGCAATGGAAGTCAAATAACGCTTCATTCTTTTTTCAGGATCATCATCGTCACTATTGCGGAACATTTCCCGAATAGCAAACTCTGTTGTTCCAGGGAGCAACCACAAGTAAAACACCAGCGCTGCAATATGTTGCGCTTTCTCAGTGGAACTAGGTGCTTGCTCAGCTTTCATAAACTGACGGCGGTACAAGTTGTACAAAGCATTCCCAAAACTGTAATACATGCTCAAAAGCTTCTTAAGCTCACCGCCACGCATAAAGGCAGGTAAATCCTTTTTTAAGCCACTGCTTTGAGTTTTGATAATAATACCGTCAGCATAGCTAATTGCATCAGATTCGGACATGTTTTGCCCAAGCCCCTGCGTATATGCCTTATACCAAAGTGGATAAGTAACAGCTTTGTCAGCCATTACAGTTATGTAGTAGGCATTATCTCGCAGTTTGTTTTCTTTCTCAAACATGCGCCGTACATTCTCACGAATATCACGGTCAATTACCTTTGCTCGATTCCGCATGAATGTAGATTTATCAGACACAGCTTTTTCAGCGCCAGGAGTTGTTAGGTAATCAATACTAGAACGCATCGTTGGTATCAGCCCAACATCAGGGATAGCATAAAAATATCCGGTTAGCTGCATTAAGGCTACCCGGAAGTTTACTGCCATGGTAGAAAGAACTGTGTTAACTCTGAGCCAGCGAAGAGCCTTATCAATGCCTGTCAAAGTTTCTGTCTGATCTGCAGCAATACCCTTAAGCCAATTTTGCATAGTCCTATATCCATCTACCCCAAACCGATCAACTAAAGCATTTTGAATATCTTTATCACGCAACACTTTGGCAATATCCCTGACAGCTTTCCGGTGCGTTAGATCATGAATAACATTAGTGTAATGGTCAGAGATAACAAACGGATCAGTTCTAAGTGGCTTTCCTGTTACCTTGCCAGCACGTTGTTTGGTGAATCCGTGTCGAGTTGAAGCCATAAAAAATGGCGTTTCCGTAAAAGCTAGGCTTTTTTGTTCGGCAATCTCAGCTGCCTTAGTTGACAGTTTTGGATCATACATAATAGGGAAATAGCCACCGCGCAACGTTGCACCAGTTGGAGTGGTATATTCTTTGGCTTCAACCTTTTTAGGAGCAACACCAGTTATTTCTTCAGTTAGGTTTCTGATATCCGGCCATAATTGGTCAATGTTATCCCATGTTTCCTGGACGAACTTCCAATCGTTATCGGTAAGAGTAGCAACAACCGCACTAACTTGTTCATCAGTCCATTTGAAATTGTCACGAACACGGCGCATGTTTTGCTCATTGCCAAGGTTCAAGCCGATCATGATACGCTGCCATTTTGTTAGATTATCATTAATGGCTTGAATAAACTCAGGCTTGGTGTTCATCTTAACAAGCTGATCTTTGCCGTAGTATTTACTGACTGTTATCTCCGTTTGCTTCATGACACCTTCAAAGCGTGTCATTTCGTCAGACCATGCTTTTGATGGAGTTTTTACAAGAATGTCATGCCATGGACCATTAGGATCAAACCCATCTAAATAATCAGCCATAGATTGCATTGTCAGCAATGCATTGTCCAGTGATTGCATAGGGTTTTCAAGAAATCGCTTGATTTTATCTCGGGTAGTCAAAGCAGAATCAGACAATAGCGATTTAGGTGCTTTCTTTTTAACGTTTTTATTAAGTGCTTCTAATAATTCTTCTTTCTTATCTTCAAGCAGTTCTTTGTTGAATGCCGCCAAGAACTTACTACTTTGAATACCTACATGCTCAATTGATTTAATGCCATCCCGTAAGTCCCTAATTTCTTCAATACTCATATCGTTAAATGATTTTCGGTATGTCTCAGCCAGCAATGCATCAGATATTACAAGAACGTCCATGTTTTCGTTTTGAACAATCTTTTGCCAATCAACAAGCGGCCTGCGTCCAAAGTCTTGTTCTTCATCATGCGGGATATCAAGCCAGCCCTTGCGACCAAAGCCAAAGCGGTCCAACAATGCGCTGATTTGATCTCTAAAGTCAGGCGGCATATGGAATTGCTTGTCTGATTTTTTCTGCATCTTAGCTAGGTAGCGCTGCGCCTTATCCATTTCTAACTTTGTTTTCAGTACTTCTATAGCAATGGCATGATTAAGTATCTGCTGCTCTTTAAATGTTTGAGCCGCTTCATATTCTTTCCGTTGCAAAGCTCTAGCCGCCTTAACAGCAGCAGAACGCTCGGCGGCAAAGTATTTGCCCACATTCTTAATTTCACTATAAGGCTTAGCTGCTACAATAGTTTTAGCCATTTCTTTAGCGGCATCAATAACCTGTTTGCGTTCAGCAGCACGGCCTTGCTTAGCGATATCCGAAGCCCACTTCTCAGCAAATATTTCGCGTTCATATGCTAACCTATCAAGCTGTGAATCATTATGGAGTGCTTTAAGCGCGGCCTGTTGAATGTTGGTCGGATCTTGTAAAGGGAAAAACTGCTTCATATGATTATCAACTCGCGCAGATACTTCCACATCAAATTTATTAGCAGCAGTAATTATTTGCGCTAATTCATCACCAGAGGAAAAACCGTTAGCTTCTGCAATAAACTCAAAATGCAGTTCTTCATCAAGTTTCATTTTGCTATCAGCGTACCGCTTAGCTACAGACTTGGCATCTTTTTTGAAGTCAGCAGATACCTGGTCAATAGCCAAATATACTGGGTCTTGTTTTAGCTCATCAGTTATTTGGTTAGTGGCCTTTTCTCGTTCGGCTTGCATTTCTTCAGATTGTTGCCGCTCAATCTCTTGCATTTTTTCAGCAAGTAATATTTCCTCTGCTTCGGCTTTAGCTTCAGCAATAAACTTATCATATTTGGCTCGTTCCTCATGAGAGAGCTCTTCTGGATTAACAACAAATAACTTACGATACTCTGCCATTTGCTCAGCCTGGGCAATCTCTTCCTCAGTAGCTACCATTCTGTCCATAACTTCGCGAACTTCTAGCGAAACGTCCTGACCAATACCACGCTGATAAACTTTAATAAGCCAGTTTTTGAACATGCGAAAAGCCCTAAGCAGGCCGTTAGTTGGAGCTTTTCCGTCCATAAGATACTTTTCAAACCCTGTAGCAAACTTTTCTTGAACAAGAGTTTTTTCAGTATCGCTCAATTCTGCAAAGGGCTTATCATAACCAGCCCAATTAATAACCGTCATAACGTCTTTTAATGCTTGATCAGGAGCATTCTCCATTGCAGATAATTCAGCTAAATTCTCAAAGAAATAATGTGACATTTCATGAATAAAAGTTGATCTGTCTGCGTTTGGTGTAAGAGTAATTACTGCCTGATTATCCCCAATAGCAATATTGCCACGGATAATCGGCGGTTGTTGAGTATAAGCCATTTCTTTGCCGTTCCAGACAACAATAGCATCATCAGGCATGTTAGGTGCAGTTAAGCGCCGTTGCTCTGGCGTTAAATTAGCGCGGCTGGCTGTATCTCTGGCTTCAACTTCACCGGCAAGGCGTTGGTATTGATCATTAGGAGAAAGGATTTTTCTATCTTCTTGTAACCTGTATTTTTGACTTTCAAGGTTGAATATTTTAAGATCAACAGATTCAAAATTAGCCATTTGTTCTGTAAGTTCTGACTGCCTTTTTTCTTCTTCGGTTGTTAATTCTCGCTCTTTACTCTTTAAATAAAGCTGATTACTTTCACGGTAAAGCCTAGCATAATCTTTATTTTCTGCTAATGTTTTACTTATCTCCTTGTCGAGTTTTTTCATTTCACTGTCCGTTACATCAAGGTCACGAAACATGCTAGGATTGCCACCTCTAGCAAAGTTCTCATTATTTTGTATAACGTGTTGAATTTCATGTAAAAGTGTTTCCTTCGTTTTATCAGGAGATAAAGAACTATTAATTTCAATGGTGTTTGTAGAAGCATGATAAGCGCCATTCTCACCGCCTGACATCTTACTAAACACTACTTTTGTATCAGCAATAGCAGGATAAGCCTTGTATAAAGAAGGATGATTTAATACATTGCCAAGAGTAGCCGATTTTACAGTTTCAGCTTCAGCGACAATAGAGTCAGCCCTATCTAGCAATTGCTGTTTTTCAGGTCCATCAGCCATTTTGCTGGCTTGTCTCATAGTGGTTTTTAATTGCTTTTCTAAACTACTAACTTTCGAATCAACATCAATCAGCGTAGCCTTTGAATCATCAATTTCAAAGCGCCACTTATTGTCCATACCCTTATGCCAGCCTGTTTCCTGGCGAATGGCTTCCATATCAGCGCCTTTAATCTCTAACTGTCTAGCTTGATCTAATTGGTCAGTGTCAGCAGTTTCAGCATTAGTACCAGCGTATTGATTAAGTGAGGTCGACTGAGGATTACCCATGCGGCCTAAAATGCTGTCAGCATATTCATTAATGCTAGGTTCATCACCATTTCCTTGTTTTCGGCTTAAAGCTTCCTCTGAATAGTTTATAGCCCCTTCGCCTGCATACCAGGCAATAGCCGCACCTCTTGCACCATACTTGTCATAGTACTGTTTGAGCTTAAATCTAGCTACGACCTCTTGATTTTCAGGGGTCATTGGCGAACCTTCGGGGAGTCCAGCTTCTACAGACCAACTAGGCCAGTTGTCAGGCATGATCTGATATTTACCAGCCGCACCGGTACGGGAATTAACAGCATCATAATTACCGCCTGACTCTTGCCCTGAAATAGCAGCAATAAAAGATTCAAAGCCACCTTGCTCTTGATTATTAATTTCTCTGCGCTGGACCTTAATAGGTCGCTGATCATACAATTCTTTACCTGTTTGCCCACTCTTAGTGCCAGCAACATCAAACATCTTAGCTGCTAAAGTTGCATTAGTTGCCGCTTCTTGCTTACTGTAACCAACGCTAATAAGTGAAGTATAAACCTGGTTATATACATAGTCATTTGCTTCAACTTTGGCCTGCGCTGCCTGAGTTTCGGCATTATTTTGATCAGTCTGTTCACCAATTGACGATAAATATTCTTTAGCATCACGATTGCTCATGCCATCAACTTCAAACTTGGCAGTATCAAGCAGTGTTTTGTATTGCTCAGTACCTGCAAATTTGGTGACAAACTTTTCAAGTGGAATTTGAAGCGGTGCGCCTGTAGCCGTAGCTTCAGTTATTTGGTTTTCGTCAATGCCTAAGTCACCTTTAATCTCATTTAAGTCCTGGCCGCTTTGCGCTAATGTGCGAATCAATTCATCTGCCGACACAAAGACAGAATCAATACCGCTCTTTTGCTTTACTTCCTTAAGAAAACTTTCTTGCGCTTGTGGCAATCTCTCCTTAAGCTTTGACTGAGCAACAACGTCCCCAAGTTCCTGCAATCCTTCCACGGTTGTTTGCGCCCTCTTGGCTCGTTGCGCATCAGTTAGTACTTTAGCACCACCACCGACCAAAGAAAATGGCACCGATATAGCACCAGAATACAGTCCATCCCGGGTAATGTTGGCAAAATCATCAATAAACATTTGAATACGTTCTTCATTTGATTTACCTTCAGACTTAGCATATATCTCTGCCGCAGCCTGAGGGTATTGCTGAATAAACTCAGTCGCAAATTCAGTTCCCAATACAGTAGCCATTTCTTTTACTTTAATTCCAGTTGGTGATGTTGGTTTAAATAGCCTTGTCAGTTTTCCTAAAGAAAATTGTTCAAGCGGTGCCTGAATAGCAGCATCAACTACACCTGCTGTGAATGCCCTTTCAGTACCAACGCCTTGTTCTTTTAAGTTCTTATAGTCACCGCCAGCTATTTGAGCAAACATAACGCCAGTAGCTATAGGAGCGCCACCAGCAGCATAAGCCGCTATCTGCGTTGCAATCTGTGGGGAGTTTCGCGCAACGTCCATTACATACTTTTGAACAGTAGAGCTATTAGCGTACATTTCTTTGTAACGTGGATCTTCTTTTAATAATTCCGCATTTGTTACATCACCAAAGAATGTGCCAGCATTTTGCAGCTTTTCTCTGCCGCCTACGTCATACCACTGCTGATATTCAGGGGGTATGTTTTCGCGATTACTTACTGACTTTTCTGCAAGTGTGCTAAATAAGCCAGAAAAAAAAGATGTTGTGTTTTTCACAACGTCTTTACTACCTTCCTTGAAGCTTGTTCCCATTTTAGAAAGTATACCTTCTGTTTTAACCATATTATCAAGGTTATCCCTGGATACAACTGCATTTTCAGGATTAATTAAGAACTTAGCTGTCCCCGGGTAATCACGTTCAATTTGAGCAATGCGGTCAGGTGTTGGATTCATGGCAAACTGTCTTGCTTGGCTTTGGTTAGCGGCAACATCAGCAACGGAGGTATTAAGTGACCTTGCAAGACGTATTTGCTCAGCCGCAGTATTGGGGTCTGAATTAACCACTTGTTTTAATGATTGACTTAGCGGCGATCCTTGGTCTGGTAACTGGCTATAATCTATTTCAAAACCGATATTATCAGCCATTGTCTAACCTCCCTGTTGTTGCCTTGCTTCAAACTGACTTTTAACATTCAGTAAATTATTTACTGTAATTAGATCCGGTCTACCTTGTGCAATCCATTGCTTAGCTGTTTTTAACAAGATTGGATTTGCATTAAAATCAATCTGATTGATAGCCCAAATAGTAGTTCCTTCGTCTTGGTAATCACCCGTACGCTTCATGTTAGTACGGAGATTATCAACAACATCATTGCCAAACTGCATTTTGTACTCACCGATCTGATAAGCACGGTTCATTTCTGTTGATCGGAAAGATTGTGTTTCATTGGTGGTTCTTTCCCACCAGCCTTTACTAACATCCTTATCAACCCAATTTTGCGCAGCAGCTTGAATTTCTTCGCCTTTTAGGTTTTGTGTTTGAACAAGGATATTAAAATCAGCCATATTCGAATCATAATCTTCTTTCTTCGAGTACTTGCCTTTAAATATCACTTCGGCCTTATCGTGATAGATTCTGTCTGCTGCTTTATCCTTTTCTTGCTTCTGCGAAGTGTCTTGTATTTTACCTATAAGCCTGTTGGAATCGGGTAAAGTTAGTTTGTTGGCATCACGATACTGAAGCACGATATCTTCAGTAAGTTCGCCTTTAATGGCTAATTTAGATAGCTCATTGTACACATCAGAAGACGTTCGATCAATATCCTTCTCAAAACGCTTTTTAGCTAAATCATCAAGCTTAAGTTTTTCAGTAGGATCCTTTGCAAGTTGAGCGGACAGCTTTAAAGCTTCATTATAGTTAGGTGCTGACAGCACTGCGTTTTCGACACCTTTAAGCCTCTGAGTGTCTTGGCGCTTTTCTTCCTGGCGCATTTCAGTAACATTACGATCATGCCACTGTACAAAGCGCTCTCCGCGTTCACCGCCAATCTTTTTACGAATTTCTTCACTGGCGGCTGCCGTATCATACCCATACTTAGCAAACATAGCTTTAGATAATCCGGCTGCATCGTCATAGAAAAGAGCGCCTTCTACTTGCTGCTTAATCTTAGGCTTAACAGTAGGATCAATAAATGCCTCTGCTTTAGGCCAATACTCGCGTAATGCAGTCATATTGTTATCAGCAATCATTTGTCCAACCTTACCGACACCAATAGAAGAAGTTATTTTAGTCTTTTCATTATCAAGCCATACCTTGCCTTTATATCCATAGGTACTATCAAGAGCAGCAAACATCATGTTTTTTTGATTATCAGAGATATTCATATCATAAGCATTGGCAACGCTCATTTTAATACCAGATTCAATAAGTCCATCAGTAGTTTGTTCGTTATATACTTGATGCTCTTTAGCTTCATAAACAGACACCTTATTCCATAGGGAATCGCGCAATCCAGCATTAAAGGCCTTAAACTTTTCTCTCTGCGTATTATTCGTTAGCTTTTTTTCAGCTTCATTCATGTACTGAGTAAAATCTTTAGTAAATTGATCGGTTAAACCAATTGCATCTTTGCCACGCTTTAGCAATGCACCTTTCTCTGGATCGTTAAGATAAGTGTTAAAATAATTGTTTGCAGAAGTCGTAAAGTCTAATACTGCGCTGTTATCAAGCTTATCTTGCATAACCTGTGCCCGTTCATCTAAAACCTTACCAAACTGGCTAACTTGTCCAGCAACATTACCTCCATATGCATTAATGTCGCTTGAAGCTTGCGCCCTAGCACCGGGCAGTTCAGTAGAAATTGATTGCCTTTGATATTGTGGTACTGTAGGCATCTTAAAACCTCCTACTTATATTTATCTAAAGGATTATTGAATGTATACTTGCTATTGTCACTCGATGAAGTTTTCTTGTATTTATCCATATATGAAGTTGTTCCAGTTAATAAAGTGCCAAATGCGCTTAAATTTCCTGCTTTACGTGCATTACTAGCTGCCGCACGATTAGCACTTGCTGAATTATTATAGTTGGTTTCCTGCGCTTGGTATCCCCAAACCTTATTGGCGGTATTTCTGCGAATATTTAAAGCATCAAGCTCATTTTGGTAAACTGTGTCGGTTAACACGTCAGCAGGACTACCGGCAGCAATGTCAAGGCCATTGACTGAAAAAGCAGCGCGCTGAGAAGCCGCAAACGCTTGTCCACGCCTACGCATTTCTTGTTCTTCTCTTGCTCCGCTTACTGCTGCTTCTTCAGCTTGCCTAGATGCTATTTGTGCATTCTGAGTATCTGCCGCTGCTTGAGCGTTATAAGCTGCCGCTTGAGCATTACCTTGTTGTACGGCTCCGGTTGCGCCAACTACAGTGCTAAGGATAGATAAAGTTCCTGGGTCAAAACACATTAGCCAGCCCTCCTTTATTCAATAGGTTTCGTAATTTTCTCAAGATAAGCTAAAGCCTCATCTTGTCTGGCAAAAAATAGTGTTTCTGATTCATAACGATTTTTATTTTCCTCTATCCAATTATTTAAAGTCGCTCCTAATGTTCTGAACCCTGGTTTCCCCTCATATATGCTATAACCCCAGATCACTAACTCCGTAATATGCTTTTGACGAAATTTAAGAATCTTACAACAAAACAAAGTCGGAAAGCAATCTGGACCGTAAACACACCAAATAGGTTTATTTATAAATTCTTCACGTGAAATATCAATAATCATTGTAACCCTCCTATTTCTATTGGCTATAAATTACCTTTATATATTCGATGAAACAACACTCTATCAATGCCATAAGGTTTGGCATCATCAACGGTGAACCCTAGCCATTTACTTAATCTAATAATAAAATCCTTATCTTGGTGAGCATAGTTCATAATATATTCGTATCGCGTGAGCAGTTCATCAATAACAATCCTGGCTTTACGGAAAAACGACATAGGCAAATCACTAATATCAGGCGTAAATAACAGCCAAAATGAAGCCCCTAATCCATCTGGAACACAGCCATACATACAGACTACCTTGTCATTGTACTCTGCAATATAGCACTCAGAAGAATTGTTAAACGATAATACAAGGGCTTCTTTACCGTCCATCCTGGCAAGGGACCATATTTCCTGACTATCATCAGCCCGAACAATAAAATTGTTTAAATCTTCTATAGTTGCTTTTTTCACATTAAGCATCTAAAGCCACCTTGCTTACAATTGCCAACACTGTAATTGGCAAAGGTTCTGACATTCTAATGCATACACGCCCTTGTCTAGTTGATCCACCAGTCAATGAAATTGTTTTATCACCAGAGAATAAGGCTATCGCAGTATCGTAGTTTTCATTTGACCGCATCTTAAGTTCATACAGCGTATCAAATGTTGATCCTATATAAGCGTTACGGGTATTCTCAACCCTTACCGTGACTTCCGGTATCTTTTTAAATCTAGTTTGAATTGTTCCGTCACGTCCCGGAAAGTCAACATTTAACGTTTCAAGGTCAGCGTTATAAGGCAATCCAACATGCACCTTGCTTGCAGCATAATTGAGAGTTATTGCCCCATCTGTCACCACTAAGTGTGGATGAACATTCCCATCAGCCAGTATTGAAACTTCTTTTCCTTCAAGATGATCAAGCCCACCAAATGCAGCAGTTGCAGTACCATCATAAGAAAGACCGCAATCAACAAAATACTGATCTTCCGGCTGTGTGCTGATATTTCTTGAAGCCATTTGCTCAATGTAACGCTTGGTAACACCATCAATTGTACGGCGAACTATAAACCATACTTCGTCCCGATCTTCACCAGGAATAACAGATACGCTTTCGAAAAAACCGTCAGTTTCGTGTCTATGCCATCCCCATACATTTTGTTCAATCAAGTATGTAAACCCTAATAACGTGCCATCATCACAAACGCACCATAGAATACCGTTAGGCTCTTGTTGGAATGCCCATTCTACAATTTGCCTGTTTCTAAATAAATGCTCAGCTAATAAAGTTAAATCTGATCCCGTATAAGAATCAGATTGAAAGTCATACCCAACATCACGGACAGCAGATCCTTTTTGCTGGGTGTAAAGTATTCTGTTGCCTATAACCAGGGGATCGAGATACGAAGCCCCGTAGTAT